TGAAGAAAAAGCAGCTAAAGCCGCTAGTTAATTGAGCGAGAAGCTCAGGAAAGTTATGAGGATTAGTGAAAGACGTTGAGAAGAAGGTTAAGCGGATAAATAAATGGGTCGAAAAGTGGCGCGACAAACTGCTATTAAATGAGTGGTCTTTCGATGTTCAATTGATGGAGTCTGATAAGACTTCTGATGGATATAGAGAACTTGCTAGCATTACAGCTTGTCATGTTTATTTTAAAGGCAACATAAAAATTTATCCGCTCTTTTTCTTGTCTCGTCTAAAGGTGCAAGAACAAAACCTTGTTCATGAGTTGTGCCATTGTTTCACCCAAGATGCTTGGGATGCAATGGCAGACTTACATTATGGAAAGCTAGTCACTCCGGACTCGCAAAGGATTATTATCGAAAGACTAACAGAGAGAATTGCAAGCGTTGCATTCTTGAGCCACTGGTAAGAGGTATTTATGGCAACAGTCAGAGACATTATAAATCGATCATGTAGGCTTATCAATGTTCTCGCCACTGGTGAAGCCCTTGAAGCTGAAGAAGCTAACGACGCTTTTGATGTTCTCAATACTTTAATTGAGGATTGGAGTACACAAAACCATTTTATATTTGAAGTTATTCGAGAAGAATTTTTGCTAACACCATCGAAACAAGAATATACAATCGGGCCATCAGGGGATTTCAACACAACCCGCCCTGAAGAGATCAAAGCCCTTCTCTTGCAACAACAAGGCACCAGTCCAGAGGCCGAACTACCGATTAAAATAGTGGACTATGATGCATTTCAGAGGATTACTACCAAGAAAATTACTTCTTCAGTGCCACAACTTGCATATCCATCTGGTGGATTTCCTCTAATTAAAGTTAGTTTTTGGCCAGTTCCTAACAGAGCTGAGAAAATAGTTATGTATAGTTTAAAAGTGCTCGCAGCGTTTACAGGATTGTCTCAAACGCTCTCACTTCCTACGGGGTTTCGAAGAGCCCTTGAATATAATTTGTCTCTTGAGCTGGCTCCTGAGTATGGGAAAACGCCGAGTGGTTTGGTGATGAAACACGCTGACGATTCAAAAGGTAATGTGAAAAGACGACAAATGCGAACTCATTATTTAGAGGTCGATCCAGGTTTATTGAGTCCACAAAGAAATACTTTCAACTGGTTGAGTGGTGATTAATGCCAAGGTTTAAAGGCTTCATAGGCCCATCATATACCCTTAGATCGGAAACGATTGACGCCCAAAGGTGTCTCAATTTGTTCTTGGAAAAGAATGAAATGGGCACCGGTCCCGAGGGTGAGATGATGTATTTGCTTGGCACTCCAGGTCTTAAACCTCTTGTTACGTTGCCGACAAGCCCCATCAGGGGCCAGCATAAAGCGGCTAATGGTCAGTTCTTTGTCGTCAGTGGAAATAAGTTTTATCGCATTGATTCTTCATTTGGATTCGTAGAGATTGGCACTCTCAAGACATCAACTGGTAATGTCGGAATGGCTGACAATGGAATTGACGTGATGATTGTTGACGGTGACAATGGTTACACTCACAAATTTGATACAACTATTATGCTCGATATAACGGCAGATGGGTTTTTAGGATCGGTGCAAGTCCGGTTTTTAGACGGCTACTTCGTTTTAATTCAGCCAGACACCGGATTTTATTACATAACAGATTTATTAGCGATTACATTTCCAGAATTAGATTTCGCGTCAGCAGAAGCGTCCCCGGATAACAACATTGCTTTACTTACAGATCACCGAGAACTCTGGATTTTTGGTGAAGAAACCATCGAAGGATTTTACAACAGCGGGGCGACTGACTTTCCATTTGTTAGAATTCAAGGGGGCTTGATCGAGCACGGATGCGCGGCCGCTTTTTCTGTTGCTAAAATGAACAATATTGTTTTCTGGCTCAGTAAAGATTTGGAAGGACAAGGAGTAGTCTATCAAGCCTCTGGTTTTAACCCTCAAAGAATATCCACCCATGCGGTAGAGTTTGCTATTCAAGGTTATGGCGACATTTCAGGGGCTACGGCTTACACCTATGAACAGGAAGGACACTTTTTCTATGCTCTCAATTTTCCAACTGCAGATACTACTTGGGTTTATGACACTTCAACTGGTCTTTGGCATGAGCGGGTATTTACTAATTCGACCGGGCAATACGAGCGACACCGCGCGAATTATCATTCTTTTGCTCACTCTACTCACGTTGTTGGAGATTACGCTAATGGTAAATTATATCAACTTGATCTCGACACTTTTACAGACGATGGGGATGCGATAACGCGGTTGAGAAGTTCTCCTCATATTACATCGGATTTAAATAGAATATTTTATAAAGAATTGCAGCTCGATATTGAGGCCGGCGTCGGTTTAAATGGTGCCGCTCAAGGCTCTGACCCCGTTGTCTTTATGAGGTTTTCAAATGATGGTGGCTTTAATTGGTCTAATGAAAAGGCTCGTAAAATTGGCAAGATCGGCAAGAAAAAGAACCGTGTTCGCTGGACCAGGTTGGGTCAAGCTAGAGATAGAGTTTTTGAATTGAAAATGACTGACCCAGTTAAAACGATTTGGCGTGGTGCCAGATTGAAACTTGAGCAAGGGAATGATTAATGCCTGATATTGTTTCAAGAGCTGAGCCATTACCAAAAGCTCCTATTGCTGATAGTGGCGGCTTGCTAAATCGTGCATGGTTTCAATATTTTTATAATTTCTTTCAAGCTGTTGTTGATAAGTTTAATGATTTTGGTCAAGGGCCGGTTTTATAATGAGTGTTTTAGCAAAGAATCTAGTTTCAAGTCAGGTGACCGATGCCCTGGTTACTTATTACACAGCTCCAGCCAAGGGTAAAACCCGCATGATTATCGATAAATTTACAGCAACAAATGATGATGGCTCGGCGCGAACAGTTGATATTCATATAGTGCCCAAGGGCGGCACGGCGGTTGATGCTAATAGAATAGTTAAAGCTGAATCTATTAATGCTGGAATAACAAAAGATTTTACAGAGCTTCAAAACCAGATTTTAAATACAGGTGATTTCATTGCAATAATTGCAAGCCTGACTCTGGTTGTTTATGTGAGAATTTCAGGTAGGGAGGTCACTCGTGGACTTATTTAGGAGGCATTATGGCTCATGAAGAGGAAAAAAAAAGAGGTGGTGGTCTTTTTGGTAGTATTGGGACACTCCTTGGTGCGGGCGCTGGGTTTGCTCTTGGCGGGCCAATGGGCGCTAGTATTGGCGCTGGAATTGGTGGTTCTTTTGATCAGTCCCAAGCTCAAGGCCGGGCCAGTCGTGCGCAACTTGCAGCAGGACACAGAGCTGAAGCAATTCAGCGAGAAATGTATCAGCAAACTAGAGCTGATTTATCTCCTTATCGACAAGCTGGCGCAATCGGTTTAAGAGATTTGACCAGAGGCTTAGGCTATGAATTACCTGCAGCGGCTCAAACTATTGCCGACCCAATGCGCTCTCAAGCTGATATTGCTCAATCTAATTTACCGCCAATGCCAGCAGATGTTCAAAAAAGATTTGAAGATTTGCGCAGTAGAGTGAATGACCCGAATACCCCTGCACATGAGAAAAGTGCTCTACAGAGTATGCTCTCAAAATATGAGCACGCGGCACAATCTAAATATAATATGAGCGCCGAGGCTGACCCAATGCTAAGAATGTCAGGTTTTCAACAGAAAATGACTGGAGGGGTAGCAGCTCCTCAAGGCGCACAACCAGGGCAAGAGGGCTATAAAATGCCAGAGTCTCAAATGGAATTAGGCGCATTCAATAAACAATTCACTGCTGACGATTTACAAACTGATCCGGGCTATCAATTCAGAATGCAAGAGGGCCAAAAAGCTTTAGAGAGAAGCGCTTCTGCTCGAGGTGGAATTAGAGGCGGCGGAACTTTGAAGGCTCTTACCCGTTTCGGTCAAGGCTTCGGCGCTCAAGAATTTGGCGCAGCTAGAAATAGATTCGAGCAAGATAAAGCAAATAGATATAACCGCCTTGCTTCTTTGTCTGGAATTGGTCAACAGTCTACCGCTCAATTCGCAGGTATGACTCAAAATCTAGGTCAAAATCTTGCTGAGAATCAGTTAGGCATGGGGAATGTTCAAGCGGCCGGTCAGATAGCTGGCCAGAATGCAATAGGTGTTACAGGGCGGATTGAATGCCTTTGCACAATATAATATGATGAATAGAATGAATTTCGGGGGATAAGATGCCATTAGATCCAAGTATTTTATTTAAGAGTAAAGCTCCAAAGTTTATAAACCCGCTTAAAATGGCCGGGCAAGCCTGAGCCGAATCTAAACCAGGAACTTTTGTTGTGCCTTCATCGGTTTCAGCTACTTGCTTGATTTCAGTCATTTGAACCTGTAAAGCATCCCAAGCTCGTCCAGCTCCGGCTTTCATACCTGCAAGAGCTATTTTTCTGTTTTCTTCTTTATTTATTAGCGTCTGAGGATCATCACCAACTCGAGGAAAATATTGTTTTGCACCGGAATCAAATTCAGAATCACTGATCATCGCTCCAGATTCTAGTCTTAAAACAGCGTTAAGAAAGTTTCTTTCGGCTTGCTCTTGTTGGCGTCCCTCTGCGGATTGCACCAAACCAGGTAGGCCAGATTCTAAACCAGAAGAAATCGATTCTCTTTTGTAGCCCTTTTTAACGAGACCAGCAAAGATTTTTTCAGCTGCTTCTAAGCGTCGGCCGAAACCTGCATTTTTAGTCTGAGCTGCTTTAAACTCGGCGCCTTTCATTGAAGCCGCTTTGGCTTTTATTGCCATTGCTCTTTCTTTTTGCTCATAACCCTTTTGTTTCCAACCTTGGGCTAATTGGTCCTTATAACTCATCGACATTTGATTGATCTGATCAATGTTATTTGGGTCATATTGAGCATTAACATCTGTAGTATCGAGGCCAGCTCTCTCTGCTCTTACCAGAGCAACGTCAAGACTTTGCTGATCTTTAACACCACTAAAAACAGAACCAATCATTTCATTCTCTTGCATGGCGTTTTTCATCTGAGCCATTTCATTGGCTTGAGCTGCTTTTTCTTGAGCAATATCCTGTTGCTTAAATTCCTGGCGCATCTTGAGTGCTCTACCTGGATTCACATTATAAAGCTCGCTAAGCATTCCCTTTCGGTTAAGTTGAGGCTGTCCAGATTCGTCTTGACTGACATTTCTCTGCATGATGGCCCGAAATTGAGTCTCATCCTTTTCGGCCCGCTGAGCTTTCTTAAGCTTCAATTCCTGAGCTTGTCCCTGCCTTGCCATAGATTTGAGGCTCATTGCTTGCCCGGCCATTTTAAGCGGGTTTATAAACTTTGGAGCTTTACTCTTAAATAAAATACTTGGATCTAATGGCATCTTATCCCCCGAAATTCATTCTATTCATCATATTATATTGTGCAAAGGCATTCAATCCGCCCTGTAA